CCGGCAACTACGTCGAATTTCCACACGACGTTGTGGATGTCGAAGCTCTCGGCTTCCAGTTCGGGCGCTTCAAGGAACACGGCTGCTTTCCCAGATTGCGGTTGGATAAGAGCCGCGTCGATGGTAACGATGCTGACAGTATTGCCCAGCGCTTCAGTGATGAGGTCTAGGACTTCCTGTTGCTGTGCTGAGAGTGGTTTCATGCGATCACCATGCCGCCAGTATTGACGCCCGCTGCTTTGAGCTTGGGCCACACGCTGCGCAGTGGGTCGGTGGATATACGGAATGGCTGTGTCTCGCTGCCCGCTATATCCATCACGCCCATCCTCGCGTTTCGAGCATTGTAGAGGTCCGTTGCGCAGCCGAGGATGCAGTCATCCCGCACTGTGTCATCGATCTGCGCCGTGCCGATTGCCGATGCCACGTAGGCGCGTGCCGTTTTTAGACAGCGGTTCAGGCGCTCGTCGTCACCTGCTGGCACGGCGGTGTCATCACGTAGTTGTGCCAGCAGGGTATCGTCAGTCGTTTCTTCGGCCATGTCATGCTGCCTTAGGCGGTGAACTTGACGGGGAGCAGGCCTTGGACGAACGTGCCCGCGATGGCCATATAGCCGTATACGGAGTAATTGTCCACGATCTTGGTGGGGTCGGTGTTGGTCAGTTGTGTAGGGCCGCCCGATTCCCAGACCGTGATGGCTTCGGGGTCGAACAGTGAGGCCGTGCCATCCGGTGCACCCGGCAGGAGCTGGACGGGAACCCGCAACAGGTCTCCGACGGTGGCGGTCAGATCGAAACTGCCCAGGGTGTCACTGCCCTTGCCGGACAGGTCGAGGAACCGGTTACCGGTATCCTTCAACGCGACCAGCGCTTTGGCAACGTCCTTGGACACGATCAGCTTCGACATGGCCGCATTACGGTCATCCATGATTTCCGCAGCGCCGAGCAACAGCCCAGCCCAATCGTCCGGGGTCATGGCGGTCAGCGTTTTGGACACCGGGATGTTGTTGGCGTTTTCCGTCGCGTCGCGTTGTGAAGCGATCAGGTTGTAAGTGTAGGAGCGTGCCTTCAGTTCGGTTGCTTTGGCGTAGGCGTTCCTGAGTGCTTTGAGTGCGGTATTCAGCATCGGGGTGGTGGAACGCTCGATAACCTGACGGCTCAGTGTTGTGTACCCGCCGTAGGTTTCGATATCTGCTGATTTGGTGCCGAATTTAACTTTGCCGAACTTGAGTGGTTCGCCTTCGGATTCCTGCTTTGCGACGGTGGTGGTGTCCTCTGTGACGACGTTGTATTCCATGCTCATGCCCTTGGCGGGGAGCGAGTCGTGAGTGAGAATGTTCATCAGCTTGCGCCGCTGCTCGATCAGTCGCAGGTCGTCGGCAATCCAAGCGACGGTGTTGCCGGTGTCTCCCGTGCTGATCAGATCGCGGGTCTGGTTCATCAGGTCGATTGCGGCCTGATCTCCCTTGGCGAGAGCTTGCAGGTAATCTGCCTGGGAACGGTATTCGTTGCCCAGCGTCTTGACCGGTGCGGGGTTCAGGCCCTTCGCTAGCGCGGTCTTCATACTGCGCTGCTCGTCCTTGATTCCGGCAATTGCCTCTTCGAGTTCCTTGTCCATGCGAGTGTCCTTTGGTTCGTTGGTTGATTGGGGTCTGTTCGAGCGCTGGCTGGTGATATGGGCCTGCGGATATGCAGGGATGCCGGTGACTGCAACCTCGTACAGGTCCACGGCTCGTCGGTGTATTTCAGTGACCCCGTCGTCGCTGTGTTTGATAGCGTTCTCAACAGGGTTAAAACCAATGGAGAATGAGTCATAGACACCGTCACGAATTAATGAAGCCGCTTCCTTTGCGGCTGGCGTGCTGGACAGTTTCGCGGTGATGTGCAGCCCGCTGTTGGCTCTTTGCATGCCGGTTACTTTGCCGATTAGCTGGCCGTGTGCATCGCTGATTTTCACATCTCTTTCGCCGAAATCGGAATCAGGGTCGAATACCTCTGCGTAGTCAGAGAACAGCTTGTATCGATTGTTGAAGGGGACTGCGATGCCCTCGATCTCGGTGCCGTCACCGATGTTGCCGGCGGCATCTCGTATTTGCAGGCCTCTGACGTTAAGCTGTCGGGCTTCCATCAGGCGTTGGTCTTCACTCATTGCTTGCCTCCACATTGGTTGGTTCGGGTGTCAGGGGTGGCATGCCCTCGCGTTCGCGCACGTCATCGACGGTGAGCCACTTCGAGTCGAGCGCGGTCTTGTAAGCATTGAAACGGTCGGCCATGTCGGCTCGACGGCTGGAATCCCAGTCGAACTTCGCTTCCCTGCCCCTCGGCAGCAGCGTGGCGAACAGCTCTTCGATCTCCCCGGTGTACGCGGAGAGCGTGTAGTCTGCGAACTCGATCCAGCTCTGCTCGATGTTGGAATAGGTGAGGTTGCTGCCATCGACGGCAGCAAGCATGATGCTCGCGGGAATGCCCAACAGCCGGGCGATTTGCGTGGTGTCGAACTTTTGTGTTTCAAGAAATTGCAAGTCGGCAGGTTTCATATCGAGCGGCACATAAGAAAGATTCGATCCCATGACTTTGATGTCACCGGCTTTGCCCGACGCTTTCCAGTCCTGCTTGGCCTGTGTCGCCGATTCCTGAGTGATTTTCTGGTCTGACTTGAGATACCCTTTGAGGTTCGAGGAATCCGTGTAGAAACGGGCCTTGTAATCTCGGGCCATCTTCGCGCCCTCGACTTCCTCGCGGGCCGCGCTGATGGGTCCCAATCCGCGCAGTCGGCCTGGCACGTTCAGAAACTTGCAGTGCACGATCTGGTCGGTCTGGTAGTCGTGCCCGAGGTATGAGTAACGCAGTTTCGGGCTTGCGGGGTCGGTGCCATCGTCGGACACCACCACCAGCGAGGGTGGCAGTACCTCGCAGGATACGATCTCACCGTCGAAACGCACCAGACGGACGAAGGCGTTGCCATCGAGCACCATGCTGGCAACCATGTCGGCAAGGAAGTCGCGGCGGCTGCGGTTCACGTCCGGTTTGGTGACCAGACTGCTGACCGCGTTGAGTTTGATACCCGAACGCATCTCATGAATGGGCAGTCCGGTGATGGCGGTCTGCAACACCTGCACGCCACGAAATACCGTGCTCAATGAGAGTGGATCATAGGATTCAGAGCGTGAGGGCGGCATGATGCCTTCGGGAATGTCTTCCAGGGCTTCGACGCCGCGCGTCATGATGCTCCCGGCGAACCGCATCCGTTGCCATAGATTCATGTTGCTCATGGCTCATAGTGATAGCCGTGTGGCGGGCATCACGTCCAGATTCTCGGGGTCACAGAGGTTCAGGGAGGTTCACAGGGGTTCACGCGGGTTCAGAAGATTTGCAGCGGTCCGTCCGAGTCTGGCTGGTGGGACATGCCCCAAGCGGAGAGCATGCACGATTCGAGCGGAGAGGTCAGACCGGTGCTGCCGCGTCGGGTGATTCGCCAGGCGTCACCACTCCATGTCTTCGCACAGTTGGCGGCCGAGTCGTCCAGGTCGATGTCGGTCGCGTGGAGGATGGTGCCGTTCTGCAACCCGGAGACATACGATTGGCCTACCGCAAGATAATCGCCAGCGCCCATGTCACAGCAGTCGATTAGCGGCTCGTCGTTATGGTCGAGCATGCTGTGCAGACGGTCGGATAGGTCGGCGTTCGGCCCTCGGTCATCCATGATGAGTGGAGCGTGGTATTCGGTGCACAGACGTTGGATGTACGCGGGTGCCTGCCCTGTTCCAGCCAGTATCTTCAGCAGTTGCGTCGTAGTGGTGCCGTCATCGTTGACGATGGCCACGCTCACACTGGTATGCGAGGCGTCGATATCGACTGCCGCTCCAAACATGATGGGACGGTTCCCAAGAGCACTGGCATCCACTGGAGCGGCCTGTGTGCTGTTCCAGATGTCGGCTGGGATGGCGCGGTCGGAGATGCCCATGTCTCGCCGGTTGCCGAATGCTCGCGCCCAACCTGCGGCATCGTCGCCGAACTGCTCTCGGAACTGTTTGAGTTGGCGCATTTCCCAGAGCAAGCCAGCAGCGGGATGATAACGCATGATCGTCTGAAGGTCTTCGGGGTCGGCATCCGGGGGGATGCCCCAATCGAACCAGCAGGTGTGTTCGGGTATCCTGCCTTCGCGCAAAGCGTCGATGCGGGGATTGAAGAACGTAGATTCCGCCGTGCCCTCGGTCGATGCAATCCACAATTGCGGTTGCACGCCGGTGGCCTTGAACCTGGTGGCCGTCGTGGGTAGAAAACCGTCCAGAATGGCCTTGCCTTTGTCGGCTGACAATGAGAAAGCCTCGTCGAGGGTGATCTTGTCGCCTTGCACACCGTGCCCGGCAACTTTGGTGACCGCCATCGGCATGATGACACTGCCGTTCGAGAATGCTTGCTGCATGGCTCCGTTGGAGAGCTTCGGGCGTCTTGCGATCTGAGCCAGTCGTGAGGGTTGCAGCTTCTTCAAGTATTCCTTGAAATGGTCGCCGGCATCCTTGCCGGTCTGCGCGAGGTAGTAGACGAAACGGTTTGGCCCCCACTGCGTGTTACGGGTGTCTTCGGTATCGACCAACGTCGATTTACCCGCCTGTCTGGGCGTTGAGAGCAGCACGGTGTCGTAAAAGTACGTGCCGGTCGTTGGATCTATCTCACCGGCGACATCGGCGACATACCGCTGCCACGGGAGCAATGGTGTGCCGAGCAGTTCCGCATACGCCGCTACCACGGCGCCATCGGTGTGCCGTGCCGTGTTTCGTTTCGTGCCCGCGCGCAGTGGTGTCACTTCGCAGCCGATTTCTCAATGAGGTCTGCGAGTGAGTCGTCAACAGCAGCCTGTTCGGGGTAGAGGTCGCGCAGTTCATCGAGCCATCCTCGATATTCTGCCATGTTGCGGCTGGTCTCACGTCCGACACTGTTCTGCACATCGATGTTACGGGCCAGAGAGACCATGGATTTGCAGATGATGCGCGCGTACGGTGTCAGGTCTCTGTTCTTCACGATAGATTCGATCAGTTCGATGGTCGCTTTTTCCTGATACCGGTCTGTTGATTCGAATTCCTGCATTCCTGGAAGCATTTCCTGCATGCTCTCTCCTTTCGTTGCTATTTCGCCATTTCTGCTTGTTTTTTAATTGGGTTGGGGGGAGAAAAAACTGGGCGCGGGGTCTTCTGTTCGTCCGCTGATTTAAAAACCATCACCACTCCGGCCGAACCGATGTCGATGGCGGTGACGAACGAAGACCGAGACGGGCCAGCTCGTCGCGTCTAGCCTTCTGCTTCGCATCCACAAGCTGCTGAGTGATGCGAAGTCCATACCATTGCCGCGCCACAGTCTGCTCGCCATGCGTCCGGCCATGCTCGGTGAGGCGGTCGAACACGGTCTGTGCTCCGGGGTCAACAACATGCAACGAATAGTCGAGAGCTATCCACTCGTCCAGCATGCGAGGGTGGCGCTTGTTGGATGGGATGCTCTTGATCAGCCACACATCCACCGGATCACCCAACCGCACCAGACGGCGATACGCTCCCTGCCATGCAGACTGGGCGGCTGCTACCAATGGTGCAGGGCGTTCCTTGCGGATATCCACGCTCGGGCAGATGGAGCTTGCCAGTCGGTCGAAGTCCAACACCAGCGCGTCCGCCGCCGCATGGTCGGCAACATACGTGGTCTTGCCCGCCTCGGGCGGGCCGAGCACCACATGGATGTTCGCACCGTATCCGCTCAGTATCCTGTCCTGTCGGCTCGCGTTGCAATGCTTGCATGCACGACGGATGTTCGCCACGGTATCCAATCCGCCGATGTGGAACGGCCGAACGTGGTCGTCCTCTTCGCCGAGCTTGGTGCAGCCGGGTAGCGATAGCCAGCAGGTGTTGCCCCAACGCTGGATGACCTCGGCTCGGACAAGTGGGTCAATGGTCTGTCTGCGTGCCATCAGTTCACCCGGTTCCGTCTGGTATCTGTAATGTATTGGTCCAACGCCCACACCTCGTAACGGATGATGCGCGACGGTTCCAGCCTGACGAACGCAGGACCCTTGCGGTCGTCTCGCCAGCGCTTGAGCGTCGAGACTGACACTCCTACATATTTGGCGGCCTGCGCCGTACTCAGCTTCGCTTTCGGATTCATGGCTGCCTTCCTAGAACAATGCGCTTGACTGCGGTGGTGGTGTGGGTGCCGCGGGACGTGGCTTGTGCGAGAGCTTGGCAATCATCTCGGCAGTCCACCGTCGAAAATCCCTCGAATCCAACGTCCATCCGCTGCCCTTCCGGTACACGCGCAATCCCTTTTCCCTGAGTGCCGCCAGTTCCATCGCATTGTTCAATCGCAGAACCTTCAGCACTTGGAAGGCTTCGAGTTCAGTGCTGCCGAACTTGGATGCCTGTTCGTCGATCTTGTTGGCGAAATACTGCAAGGTCTGTGCCTGGTCGAATGGATCGCCCCATGCGCTGACTGCCTCTAGCACTGTCGGCTTCGATTTGACTGTCATCGGTCAGTCCACCAGATAGCCGTACTGGCCGCAGTAGCGAGCCAGCATTTTCAATGTGGATTCTGTGTCATAGGCTTTTGTGCCCATGATTTTCATTGTGTGGCGGGGCAGATTCCCGTCATGGATGAGTTTCTGTAATTCGTTGTCATTCAAGCCGGAATGTTCCAGAAGGTTGTTGCGTCCCACGTATTTGACCTGTTGCTGATTCAGTTGGTCAAGGTAGGGGAGCAACCTCATTACCTGCTGTTTGAGCATCGAATCGAAGCTAAGTTTTCCTGTCGCCATTCTCTTATCTCCTTCAGTGTGTTTGATAGTGACTTTTGGGTGGTGGTGCTGGAGAGGTCAAGACCTAATCAGGCCCGACCGAAAGATTTCGGAGGAGTCTGACTGTGTAGGTCTTGGCAAACGGCTTTCGGTATGGAGCCAGCTATCGAATGCAAGAGCGCGCGAACGCGCCGGGAATGGTCCCTCGGGTGGCCGCACAACGTGCGTGATGTCGCCAGATTCCGCCTTAAACGACGCCAATCCCTCGGTCTGGAGCAGAGCTTTGTTTCACTCATAGCGCGACTGCCACGCGCCTGACGTTCCCCGCACCACCAGGGCTAGGTATGGCTAGGGGTACGTCCTACGCCCCATCGCAGCCGTTACATTTTTCTTACCTGGATTTAGGGCCGTCCCGCATCCTCGCAGACTGAACCTTCGCGTCACTCAGCGAAGAAGCCAACTGATTGAGCGTCGCTGAATCCAACAGCATGAGGCCCTTCACATCGCCACTCTCAAAGCGCAGCGTGAAGAACTCCGGCATGTCTGGCACAACTTCGATACCTATCTTGGTCACAGTGCTCATTCGTCACCTCGATCAGCGATCACCATGCCGCCAAAGAGAATTGCGGCAGCAAATAGATACCAGAATCCAACCGATATGCAGACCACGGCTACCGGAATCGTCACGCCCATCAGAAAGCATTTAAGCGTAGATTTCATTCCAGCTCCCCAACCGTTAAGGAGAGAGTGGAGCTATTCCCTTCGGCGTAGGGTGGAAGTCGTAACACCAATAAACTATTCGAAACAATAAAAGAGAGAGGCCAATAATTATGGCAAAGCATCTCGTAGTGGAAGCCAACGGCAAGAAATATATATTCAGAGTTATTAATGAAGAGCATAAGCTTGAAGAAGAATTGGCTGCTGCTCTGGAAACGGTCCCAACTGCCATCAAGACACAGAACGTGAATGTGGCAGTTATGGGGCGTTTGCCGAAGCCCATTGTTACGGCAACTCTGGAGATAGAGGGAAGTCCTGCACGAGAGCTGTATCTCAATCCTCGGGATTGGTCGTTCTGGTACACCTATGAGGATTAATGATGGTTCAGGTCTTATGACTTGCATGCAGTAACAATGATTTTGAGGTCGAGTTGTTTTGCAAGTTTGCGACTCGACCTTTTTTGTTTTCTGTATTTTCGCCAAGCATAGGATTATCGGTGAAGTAGTGGATTCGGTTGGGTTTTCAAATCCACGGTCTGGAGTGTTTGATACTTTCAAAATCATTTTGGCATCTCACCTTGTTCACGGCCGAGCAGCCAATCAAGAGACACACTGAAGAGATCGGCGATTGTTATGAGGTCTTTCAAAGTGAATGAGGCGCGACCGTTCAGTTTTTGGGACACCAGTGATGCGCTTACGTTCAGTTGGAAAGCAAGTTCGGAACGAAGCATGTGGTGTTTAGTCAGTAACTCATTGACAGACTTAATTACTTGATTGTAATTACATGTTTGTGAAGCCATGCTTAAAAGATAGCACAATTCTATGTAGCGTCAATCTATAAATACGGCATGTGTAAAATAATTTCATTGTCGTGTTATTCTTGAAGCATGGCTACACAAACAATCGAACGACCGCAGCATAAGACTGATTTACAGAAAATTGTAAGTCTCAATTTGAAAGTTGCTCTTGCTATAAAGGGAGAGACGCAGACTGCTCTTTCACGAGCAATTGAAATTACGCCAAGTGCACTTAGTCAAAAGATGAAGAACAAATCTGTCTGGACTATTGAAGACATGGAAAAGGCCGGACGATTTTTGAATATCGCACCGGCCAAGTTCCTTGAGCCTAATGGGCTTTTGGTAGCGGGGTCAGGATTTGAACCTGAGACCTCTGGGTTATGAGCCCAGCGAGCTACCGAACTGCTCCACCCCGCGACGGCTGCCTTACGACAGCTC